TGCAGGATATTGGGTGGCGAAGTAAGTCACTATATCTGCACTGATAGAAAGACCCAGCATCAAAAGATAGTAATTACCTACGATCACAAGGAGAAGTAATGGTAGTACCTCAGACCGCCGTAATCTATTCTAATGGAAGCCTTGAATGTGAAAGAGCAGCACAACTGCTAAAAGCACTAGATGGCGAATATCTCGAATATCGCCTAGATCAGCATTTTGACCAAAGAGCGTTTGAAAACGAATTTGGACCAAAAGCAGAATACCCACAAATTGCACTTGGAGCGCAACATGTGGGTAATTTGAAAGAATTGCTACATGTAGCAAAAGACCGAGGACTTATTTAATATCCACCACCACCGCTGTAGGACGATCCTGAGGATCCTGATGTCTGACCACTAGAAGATCCAGCAGATCCATATTGGTTAGTTTCAGTTGTATCCATCTGTCCTGCCTGCTCAATAGTAGCACTATTAGTGCCAGTAGAGACAGTAACTGCAACGGTGCTACCATCAGCAAGCACATCACCTTCAGAGATAGTAGGATCAGAAGATCCAAAGTTTCTGGAGGTGTATTCTGCTGAAGAGGAGAAGTCGATAGACGATGTTCTTCCCACAAGAGTCTCGTATGTGGGTTTGACGTTGGTAAATGCTTCTGCAACAACGTTAGAAGTCTTCTTAATGCCTGTAGCAGCATCAACTTCATTAGAAGGAAGGTATTCAACCAGTTTCTCAAATTCTTCAACGAATGCATCGATATATTGAGGTTTAAGGATGTGTATACCTCTCTTATAGTCATTCAATTGAGTTTCATAGTCATAATTGGAGACGGGTCTAATTAACTCTTCTCTAGGGATAACTGTGCCATCAGGTCTCTGGTATTGGAAGTCCTCTGGGACCTCAAATCCATCTCTAAGGACTACATCACCCCTTGTGCTTTTAATTTCTTGTGTCACCCAGTGGTGGACACTCTCTACATGAGCAACACCATACTTACGGACCATGTGCTGATACATCTCCTGCTCACTCATAGGCCATTCATCATAGATGTTGATGATGTTATTAGTGAGGAGCACAACCCAATCATAGTCAACATCACCATATACCCTGTCAGCAATCTGCTCAGGTCTTTCATTATGTTGAATAATGTATTTTTCAAATCCAAGAATCACATCACTCAGATCATCTCTGATCTTAATACGACGAAAGAGATTCTTCGCTCTAACGTAAGGATCATTGCTACCTGTGCGATAACTTGATGTCCTTACGAATACATCTGGTAAGTAGGAGAAATAATTTGCCATTAGTCTTCAAAGTTTTCGCGTGTGCGGTATTTGGTTTCTTGGAAAGTAAGAGTCATGTTATAGACAGCGAAACCGAAATCCTTTGATTCCATGCCAGGAATCTGGGTGCGAATTGCAGTTGAATCACCAAAGTCAACACTCATGTCTTGCAACACCATCTTGTGAGGGAATCGCATGAGTGTATTCATATATCCTTTTGCTGCATTACCCTCACCCAATTCTTCTCTATCATCCTTAGAAACGTATCTAACAATTTCTGCCTTAAACTTATCAGGGATGAGCAACCAGTCGTTTCCTTCTTTTGCAGGGTGCATTGACTGTCTAAGAGAACTAATGATCTCATAGATTGTCTGCACATCAGCAGCACTCTTAGGCACAAAGGTAAACTTAAAACTATGAGAGATAAACCCAACACCTTTGAAGAGCATCTCTTCATAAGGGTTGAATACTTTACCTTGCGTTATTTGGGAAAGGTCGTTAGAATCAATGTTAAACCCATAAGGTGACACTTCACCCACCGTCGTGTTGATGGCTGCAGCACCAATCTTAAATCCTAGAGCAGGTTTTGCTGCAGCTGCCGCTGCTGAAACATTTTTACCAATATTGTCAAGAGATCCACCACTACCAACCACGTCAGCAGCAGCATCAAGTACTGCATTACCAACTGCACCAAGGTTTTTACCTTCATACTTGGCAGAATATCTTTCATTCAAACCAGGAGGAAGATATAGGTAGAGGGATTTTTGAATTCCACCACTTCCTTTATCACCTCTCTTTTGGTGTTTATAAATATTTAACTTAAGGTAGTCTATGACTTCCGTTGGGAAAGCAGCTTTATCTCTGATAGACGCTCTGGTGCTACCGCTGGTCCCTAACGGTTTGACCCTTGGAAATACTAAGGTTTCTGACATGAGTTATTCGGGCAAATTCAGACCATCAAATAGACATAAGTATAAGGGTGATCCCACCAATATTATTTATAGGAGTTTGTGGGAAAGAAAGTTTATGGTCTGGTGTGATAAAAATGTAAACGTATTGGAGTGGGGCAGTGAAGAGATCGTTATTCCATACATCAGTCCTGTTGACAGTCGGATTCACCGCTATTTTCCCGACTTCTACGTCAGAGCAAGAACTAGAAACGGAGGGACTCAGAAGTTCATTATCGAGGTTAAACCGAAGATACAGTGCTCGCCCCCGAAGCGCCCAAAGAGGCAGACTAAAAGATACATAACTGAAGTGAAAACTTACGGTGTCAACCAAGCAAAGTGGAAGGCAGCAAGAGAATACTGTAAGGATCGTCGTATGGAATTCTTAGTACTTACTGAAAAAGAGTTAAACGTATGAGCATCTTCAGTGATGTCAAAGATCTTGCCGAAGGTAAGAGTCAATCCAAAGAGTGGTATCGCTCACAACTACAATTTGGTTTAGAGCCTTATGAAGGCACCTTTGCAGTTGGTGATATCATCTTCTTTGCGTATTCTGCTGCAACTGAGAAACTGTCATTTTATGACAGATTCCCTATGGTGCAGATATCCGATCTGGATAAACCAAACATGCAATTCTCAGGTGGTAACTTGCATTATCTACAACCATCAGCAAGAAGGACGATTGCTGCACAGTGGTCTATGGGTAGTCCTGCTTATCCTGCCCGTTGCCATCATAAATACTTTATGTCAAATGCTACCAACGTCTATACTGTTAAACCGATTGATCTGCAGGATATGACTCCATTGCCTATAGAGCAATTCTTATTTAATGCAGCAGGTCGCTGGATCGAAGTCCCTAGCAGTCACATCTGGAGTCGAGTTTAATGAGTTACAGAAATCCCAATAGTTTTCTCCGATTTGCTGATCTGGTCAGCAGTGGTGAGAAGGATATTGCAAAGTCGAATCTATTTTCGGTTGAGATCACTCTCCCCCCGATGTTGTATGCTCAGAGGATACAGCCTTCCTATAAGGAGCATTATGAGTCTATCAACTACTTCGCTGACAGTGTAACTATCCCTGCTAGAAGGATTAAGACACAATCGGTCAAGACTGTTGGTATGCCATATGACTATGCATATGGTCAGCAGAAGCAAGAAGTCCGAATGTCATTCATCATGACAAAGGACATGTATCATCGTCAATTCTTTGAGAATTGGATGAATATGACTGCTAATGATGCTGAAAATAGAGTTACATTTTACGATGAATACACGTCATCCATTCAGATCCTGAAGTGGGAGAATGCTGCTAACGTTGTATATAAAGGCACTGCTAATAATGGTGCTGGAAGACCAGTCCAGTTTGAGCAGAGGATGAATAGATCCACTGCAGTCTGGCAAATGTATGGTGCATATCCCTTCGACATCTCAGCAATGTCTCTCAACAATGGTCCAGCAGATCTATTGAAGATTGATGTTGACTTCAAATATGAGAGATTCAGATTTGATACAGTTGCAGAGGACGTGTTATCATTCAAACCTGAAGTCAATGATAAAGTTATTCGTAACTTTGATGAGATATTTGCTCGCTTAGGATTCTCTGCCGATCAAATAGATTCATCCTACTTTGGCACCTAAATAAATTTAATAGTTATGGAGCATTATGCCTTTACCTAAGCTCGCTATCCCCGAGTATGATTTGACGCTGCCTATCACTGGCACGAAAATCACATATAGACCTTTCCTCGTTAAGGAGGAAAAACTGCTGTATCTCGCTATGGAGTCGCAAGACGACAAGCAGATGATCAAAGCAGTTAAGACCATCATCAGAAACTGCACCAACCTGAAAGGTAAGGTTGAAGATCTCGCAACCTTCGAGATCGAATATATCTTCCTTCGCATCCGTGCTACTGCTGTCGGTGAAGCAAGTGAATTCAAGATCACCTGCCCTGATGATAATGAGACCCAAGTCGAAGTGATGGTCCCTCTGAATGAAGTTGAGGTTGTTATTCCTGCAGATCATGAGAAGAAAATGCTTCTTGATGACAATGTAGGTATCGTTATGAAGTATCCGTCGATTGATGTATTCATCAGTCAAAATATGTCGGATGATCCCAATATCGAGGATATCTTCGAGTTGGCAGCAGGGTGTATTGAAAGTGTTTACGATAAGGAAGAAGTCTATGACAACTTCACTAAGAAAGAAGCACTTGAATTCTTGGAAGACTTGAATTCCGAGCAGTTTGCTAAAGTCCAAAAATTCTTTGAGACTATGCCCAAACTATCATACACACTTGAAGTTGTTAACCCCAACACTAAAGTCGTATCTGATGTTGTGCTTGAAGGACTTGCAAGTTTTTTCGCATAGCCCTACTGCACGATAGTCTTGAAAACTACTATAAAACAAACTTTGCTTTGATGCAGCACCACAAATATTCACTGACCGAGTTAGAGAATATGATACCGTGGGAACGTGATGTATATGTGAATCTTCTCCTCGCACACATTGCTGAGGAAGAAAGAAGGCAAAACCAAGATCAGTCACGCATGGCCCTCTAATGGCAGCAATCCGTAGTTTCGTAAAAATTCAACCGATAACTGGTAAGTCAGGTATCGCTAAAAACATGGATCAGGTGCGTAAAAGCATCAATCGCATGGGTAGCGTGACGGATGGCATTGCCAAGAGTTTTTATGATACGACTGAGCTTCTAAAGTTTGAAAAGGAGTATCTTTCAGACACTTCTAAGACAGAAGTCACGGAGATCAAGAAGAAATCAAAGAAGGATAAGACCAAGTGGACTACATCCATGCGGGATATCCGACGCACTTTCAGAAAGAAGAAACGTGCTCGCTTAGAAGATGAAGCAGAGAAGGGCGTAGAGGAAGGTAAAGAGGAAGGTAGAAAGGCGGTTGAGAAGCAGAAACCCAAGTTAAATATGCTTGGTGGATTCTTCAATGGTCTATTCAAAGTCTTCAAATATATGATTATATTTGGAGCATTAAACTGGTTAAGTAACCCCAAGAATGCTGAGAGTGCCGTAAAGGTATTCAAGATACTCTTTACCATAGGTAAGTTTGCATTCAAAGTTACTAAATTTGGGGTTGGTCTGCTCCTTGATGGACTGACTAATGTAATTGGTAATTTTAAGGAAGAAGGTCCGATCAGACGTGCATTCCGAGGTATACTCGGAGTTGTGCAACTGATGGGTGGTCTTGCTGTGCTAAGGACTGCACAGTATATGATCATGCCTTGGAAGTTGATGAAGGACGTTAATCGTCTGAGAATGATCTTCCAGATGTCTAACCAGCAGTCTGCAGAGCAGGATCAAAACCAGAAGGTAAGAAAGAGCGGGTTTAGAGATAAGAAGACTGGAGTTATCTACTCCAAAGAAGAATACGAAGCGATGAAGAAGTCTGCCGCAAGGGCAGAACGCAAGAATCCTGGTGCTGGTAAAGCATTTGAGGATAGATTTGGCAAAGAAAGTCGTTTCTCTAAATTCAAAGGTAAAGCATCTGCAGCACGCAAGAGATTTGGTGCTGGTGCTAACAAAGCATTTGGTAAGCTCGGCGGTAAGTTAAACGTCGGCATGAGCGTCGTAGGTGGCGCTGGAAGGATCGCAGCAGGTCTTGCAAGCGGTGAGAAGGCATCCTCTGCTATTGGTGCTGGTGTCGGTCAGGGTGTTGGTGGTTTAGTTGGCGGTATCGCTGGCACAGCACTCTTAGGACCATTCCTAGGACCCTTTGCACCTATCGTTGGTAATGCGATCGGTAGTTTCTTAGGTGAGTGGGTAGGTAAAGAGTTAGGTCCGATCATGGAGCCTATCTTTGGTCCTATCGGTCGAGCATTTAAGATGATGTTTGAGGTGGTCAAGATGACCATCGGACCTCTATTCCAGCAGCTCTCTGAGCCCTTAGGGTTGATATTTGGTCTCATAGGAGGACTCGGCAAAGTCCTGATGGATGCTGCCAAGATCCTTGGTGACTTCATTGGGTTTATCTTTGGTGGCATGATGGATGCTATCAAGGGCACTGTCCAGTTTGTCGTCAATAATGCCAAGCGTCTGATGAATCCTGCCTCTGTGGCAGGTGGTATTGCTGATGCGTTGACATTCAACCTGTTTGACTTCGACAAAGAGAATAAGAAGGCAGCAGGCGGTCCTGTAGAGATGGCAGCGGGTGGTGCTATGCAGTTTGGTAGTCACCCCGACATGCTAGGCATGGTGGGTGGTCTCTACCTTAAATCCATAGTTGGATCATTTGGTGCATTTGGATTCGTTGGCAACAAAGTAAAATCTGTCCTAGCACCTGACATCCAAAGGATCTCTAGTGGACTAGGTGTAAATGTCAGCACTGGTGGTGGTGGCACTGCTGGTGGTGTAAGTAATAGCGTACAATTCCAAGCAACTCAGACTGAGCAGAAAAAGGTCGAGGCAGTTAAGAATTTCACTTATAAGGAGAATATCTTCGATGCCATCCATAATGGACTGAATAAACTCCTCATCAGTGGTATCAAGATCTTTGATCCTGCAAAGGCAGCAGAGATAGAGAAGCAAAGATCTCAGTCTGGGAATCAGATGGGGTCTTCAGCAAGCACCAATAATGGTCCTGGTAGCACCACTCCAGTTAAAAACATTCCTGGTGGATTTGATGAGAAGTTTGCAGCACTTCTAGGTAGCTATGAGGGATTGAGGACAGAGGCATATGCCGATGCTAACTATGGTTGGGAAATCCCTACCATTGGTATTGGTGCAACTTATTATCCATCTGGATTCCGTAAGTCGGGTAAAGTCAAGAGAGGTGACACGATCACCGAAGAGGAAGCATATTGGATCAAATCTAAGCATATTATTGAGCACCGTCAACGCCTCGTCGATGAGGTTGGTGGTGACTATAACAAGGCACCTAATAAAGTAAAAGCTGGTCTTGAGTCTGTAGTCTTTAACTATGGATCTTTAGATGGTGCTGGTATCAAAGGCACTGTGCAACAGGCACTGAAGAGTGGTGATTACGGTCCAGTTATTGCTGCATATCGTAATAAGCTTGCTAAGCATAACGGCGGCATGAATGACTGGCGTCGTAACGATGAAGCAGGTGTGATGGAATCTGGCAGCAGTAAGCGTGCTGGTATTCAGTTTGCTGCTGAGGGTGGTAAGATCATCAAAGATGTGCCTTATCTTAACCAGAGAGCAAACAAATCAGACAAATATGGTCGCCCTGGTGATACACAGTGCTATTCAACCACAATGGCAATGTGGACATCACAACTCACTGGTAAATCGTTATCTGCTGAGGAATATAACAAAGTCCGTAGTCAGTATGGTATTTCCACTCTGGCATATCCTCAGAAGAAAGCACTTGCAGACTTTGGTATTGACTCTGTATTGCAAACTGGTCAGAGTTGGGAAGATCTTCGCTCAGAGATAAAAGCAGGGTATCCTGTCCCAGTTGGATTCAAATACAAGGGATCTGGACACTGGGGTATGGTCGTTGGTTACAAAAATAATGGATTCGTGGTTCATGATCCATTTGGACAACTAAACATGGGAGGCGCT